GGTTCCGTGAGGCGAGTGTTTTAACCGATCGTTGAAATTCAAGGACTTATGTCAACGAAAATGACGCAAATTGAGCTCTCTCGGCAGCTAGGGATGGACCCAGGGCAACTGTCTCTCATGAAAAAGAAGGGCATGCCAGTGACCGACGTTGAGAACGCTAAGATCTGGCTACAGCGAAATCGGATGAGGTCCAAAAAGCAGTCACCCAAAACCGCTCCGCAGTCCATTTCCATGACAGGCGGGGCGTCTGGAAATCCTTTACTGGCAAGGCAGAGGGCACGCGATGCCGAGGAGGGCTGCTACAAGGTAATGACCGAGGCAATCACTCGCGGAATACCGATCGAAATTAAGACGGCAGCACAGGCGTGGCGCGACGCACAGAAGGCAGTATCAGAGGCTGAAAGACAGCTATTTGACTATGAGACCAAGAGCCGCACCACCGTTGGCCTTGATGAAATAAACGAAGTGTTCGCTAGGCATCTAGGCGGCCTGCGGCAGTTGATTGATTCGTTGCCCGCCTCCTTGGCTGGTAAGTGCAATCCGGCCGACTCCGACCTTGCAAGGCAGGTGCTTGAGGACGGGGTGGCTCAGATCTTTGTCCAAATCGAAAAGGCGGAAGGCGCGTTTTCTTGAGCGCACTGGATAAGGCAGAGATCGGAAGGATGATCAGATCCTACCTACTGCCAAGGGAAAAGCTTGGGCCAGTAGAGTGGGCAGAGAAGAATTTAATCCTTAGCCCCCGAACAACCAACAGTCCGGGCCCTTACAGGACGATAACCACACCATACTGCCGCGAACCGCTAGAGTGCTTTGGCAGAACAAACGTGAGGGACTTGACCTTGGTATGGGCGGCTCAAACCGCAAAGACACAGACCATCCTCGCTGGCATAGCATACGTTTTAGACCGCGATCCTGCTCCGACCATGTGGGTGGCGCCAAGTGAGAGCATGGCTCGGAGCTTTTCAGAGACGCGATGGATTCCCCTGGTGGACGATTGCCCGGCGTTAGCCGTTCACAAACCCAGCGACCTAGACAAGTTCAAGCTACTCGAACAGCACTACGACAAGATGAGCCTTTGGTTTGTCGGCAGCAACAGCCCAGCGAATCTCGCATCACGCGCCGTCCGTTTTTTGATAATGGACGAAGTCGATAAGATGGCCGATGCGGGCAAGAGGGAAAGCGGCGCCGTCCAACTAGCCGAGGCCCGCACGTCCACTTACCCCACCGCACTGCGTGTAAAGACTAGCACGCCAACAATCGAGGAGGGGCCGATCTGGATCGAGTGGCTCAAAGGGGATATGCGGTACTATTTTATCCCATGTCCGCACTGTGGCGAATATCAGCGCTTAGTTTGGTCGCAGGTGAAGTGGGACGGCAAAACTGAAAACGGCTGGGACATGATCCAAGTCAGGAACACCGCCCACTACGAGTGCGAGAAATGCCAGGGTAAAATATCGGACGGACAAAAATCCGCTTCGTTAAGGAAAGGCGAATGGCGTGCCACCAATCCCATCGCTGAGCCAGGGCGCCGGTCCTATCATCTTTCCGCCATCTATTCCAGCTGGTCTACGTTCGGGCAGTTGGCAGTAAAATTTCTGCAAGATCGATCGAACGGTCTTATCGGACTGCAGGACTTTGTGAACAGAGTCCTAGCCGAGCCTTGGGTCGAACAAAACGAGGAGCAACAAACAGGTGCTAGTTTCGGCGGGTACCGAATGGGAGAGCCAGCTCCCATAGGCAGTAAGGTGATTGTCTCTGCCGACATTCAAGAGAGCGGAGGCTGGCACTGCTGGGTGGTGGTCAGGGCGTGGCAGGCCAACGCAGGATCGCGACTGCTTTGGTGCGGCCGCCTAGAAAGCTGGGACGAACTACGGGCTAAGCAGCTAGAGTTTGCCGTCCCCGATGAGAACGTCTTTTGCGACGCGGCGGATCAAACCAGATCAGTGTACTGGAACGCATGCCGCTTTGGTTGGGTCTGCCTTTGGGGATCTGACCTAAAGCACTTTGCTCACTTCACAAAAGGCGGCCGAGCCAATCGCCCATTCAGTCCAGTGAGCGTTGGAGATCCGCTTGCGGGCAAGGCAGGGGACACCACTGGGCTCACACGTCGTTACGCCCGCGTATTTAAATGGAGCAACCCAGCCGTCAAAGACATGCTCCTCACCCTTCGCCTGTCTGGATCTTTCCTAGTGCCGGACGACGTGCCAGCAGTTTATCAGGAGCACATCACATCAGAGATTAAGAAAGAAGTTAGAAACCCGATGACAGGGCGGGTGCGTGTAATTTGGAAGCAGGTTAAAAAGCAAAACCACTTACTCGATTCGGAACTGATGGGCGTTGTCGGAGCCTTGCTCCACGGGTTAATCAATGCAGATCCAGCGGCAATCCAAGAAGCTAATTTAACCCCGGATTCGTCTTCGAAATAATCTCGTTTTGCTTTTCTTGGCTGAGATTACTTTGCTCTAGCTGCTCTAGGATTCTTCTTTGTAAATCAAGCGCCTCCTGCCTCTTGCACTCTTCCACGTTAGCCAGCGCCCGATTTAAAGCCCGTTTCTTGCCGATCCAAATACAGATGTAGGCAATCATAGCACCCCAAAAAAGCGTGTTTAAGATTGCGGGATGAATTGAACAAATTATTTCGGTTAATTTAATAAACCAAGGCTGATCGCACAAAGGCATACCCACAGGTTACCCGTCTGTTGACACGTGGCAAACACAATGGCCGCCCTTTCCCGCAGACTGATCCGGGCAGTCGCCACCGATTACTTAGCGCAAGCAAGCGGGGTGACTGCGTCCGCCCTAGTATCGCTCGCCGCGGATCGTAATACCGCCATGAGCGGCGCCGCCTCTGGCCGAGCCTTGGTAGGATCTTCAGCCGGCGGCCAATCCGCTAGCTTCCAGATCGATCTCAAGCCCACCGACCGCGTTGAACTTTTTCAAAGCGCCATCGATTACCTCGGCGGCCTCACCCTCACCCGAACCACAGCGGACTTTACGTTCGTGATTGATAGCTAATGGCTAGCGTCTCCCTCGTTCGTCGGTTAGGCGCAGGCATCAAAAGCTTTAGCGCAGGATTCGGATCTGGCATCAGCACGTTCCAGCCTTACGAAGCGGCAGGATTCTCCCGCAAACGCCCCGTCATCTACGGTGCACATGCGCGTGATTCGTCACTGGATTTAAGCGAATGGACAAGACTAGAACTTCTTAAGCTTGCTCGGCACATGTATAGAAACGTTGGCCTGATTAAAGGCGCCGTCGATTCAATCGCAGCCTACTCCGTCGGCCCAGGACTCCGCCCACAATATCGCGGGACAGATACAGAGTTTGGAAAGTTGGCCGAGCAGTATTGGCGGGACGTAGTGGCGCCTAATCCAGAGGTGACGGGCCGCATGACCTGGACAGATCTCCTCTTAGCACTCAGCCGATCCATCGACGTAGACGGCGACGTGTTCGTCATCATGACCGACAAAGGAAAATTACAAGTCGTTGAAGGTCACAGAGTTTGCGATGGTGACAACTACGAGAGCACCGACGGCGTGTTCCTTGGTAAGATGGGCGAGCCCACCGCCTACCTGCTCGAGCTCGGCGACACCTACCGCAAAATTAATTCCGATCTCGTTATTCATCTTATGGAAATGGAACGGCCAGATCAGATCCGTGGTGGATCTAATTTAGCCAGAGCACTTAATCACGTCCGCGATCTAAAACTCTTGGGCGAGTTTGAAAAAGACGCGCTCAAATTGCAGGGATCGATCGCCGCCGTTATTACATCGAACGAAGGCGACGCACTTGCAGGCAGCGGCGGATTCTTTGGTAACATAGCCACCGCCGATCTTGGCGATACGTCCATCGCACGGGAGCAGATCACCAGCTCAGCCACCATCCCGCGACTCGCCCCTGGGGAAAAGATCGAGATGGTCGCACCCAACCGGCCGAACAACGGATTCGAGCCTTTCGCCAAATTCCTTATCCGCGACGTAGCTATGGGCCTAGGTCTGCCGATCGAGTTTGTTTACGACCCAGCATCAGTCGGTGGGGCAGGGATGCGATTTATTGTGGCCAAAGCACAGCGCCGCTTTGAGCAACGCCAACGCCTGTTAGTCGATCGATTCTGCAACAGATCGTGGGCGTACTTTATCGGCAGAGCCATCGCTAACGGGGATTTACCACCCGCAGAAGATTATCGGAAAGTATCCTGGCAAACGCCTAAGTCACTCACCGTGGACGCCGGCCGCGAACAAATGCAGGCACGCGAGGACTATAAGGCGGGCCTTTCCAGCCTGCAGGACTACTTTGGGGAACTTGGGCTCGACTGGGAAGAGCAAGTCTTGCAGATGAACAAAGAAAAGCAGTTCATCGCCGCACTCACACCAGCGGCCGCGCCGATCACCGCCGCCCCAGACGAAGCGCCGATCCCACAGGAACCGCAATCCGATAACACTGCCACCGATACCACCACCCCCACCGATATCATTGACCCGAACCAGATTAAGCCTGGCCCCAACAGCGTGCCCGAGCAGCTCGCTGCCCCATCCTTTATCATGCCCGACGACGCACCCGATTTTAACCTCAGCGCTAAAGAGCTCAACATGATCGTCACTGCCCTCGGCATCGGTAAGACCAAAGCTAAGAAAAGAAAGTAATTTGACATCCGCTGGCCGAGTATGGCCAACAAACTCCCGTCCGTTTCCATTCTTACTGTAGGCGAGGCCAAGGGCCACGACCTCCTCATCGACCAAACCTCCCTCGAACAAGCGCTCGCCGTAGCGCAAACCATGAAGAGGATCAAAGTCACCATGGGCCACGGCGCCCAGGTAGACGGCATCCTCGGCTACATCGACGGATTTGTAATTAAGGGCGATCGGCTCATGGGCGATCTCACCCTCTTCAGCACCACCCAAGCCCAGTTCGTACAGCACCTAGCCACCGTACTTCCGGAGGGATTCGGCTTGTCCCTCACATTCAGCGGAGTACCCGCCGAAGTGGGCGGCAATCGGTACGCCCGTGTGAGCGAGATCTACGACATCTCCGTCGTTTCCACTCCGGCCGCTAATCCCGCCGGGATGTTTTCTTCCTTCACCGCAGTTGACATCCAAAAACTACAAATGATCGAAGCACCTATCGTCGAGAAAATTGAAGCGGCCCCCGTGGTCGAAGTTATCGCCACCCCCGAAGTCGCGCCCGTTGTAGCTGCCTTGGCCGAAGCGCCCGCCGCCACGCCTGACGCGCCCGTCGAAACCAAAGCCGCTGAGCCCACCTTGGTGGATATCGCCGCCATGCTCACTGAGCTTCTCGGCCTAATGAAAGTCGACGCAGCCTCCGACATTACCGAAGAGCCCGCCATGGATATGGCCAAAAAAGAAGTCGCCGCCATGGCCGCCGTCATCGACCCAAAAACTGTCATCACTCTAGAAAAAGCGAAGACCGATTCTGCAGGTGCGGAACCGATCCCCGCTGAATCCGCCCAGCCGGTTGGCCGCGGTGAAATCCTAAACCAATTCAACCAGGAGAAGGACGATTCTAAACGAGTCAAACTTCTCCGCAAATTAGGTCTCTAAGACCTAAAGAAAACAGGAACAAACCACCATGGCAAATACACTCGGCACAACCAATGCAAACGTAATCGCGCAGAGGGCGTTAGAAATCCTCGTCGCCGATTACAGCTTCCTCCGCTCAGGAGTCACAGACTTTTCCAGCGACGCAGCCAAGTACGGCGCGTCCGTCTATACGTCCCGCCTCAGCGCGCTGACGGCCTCGGATTATAGCCAGAGCACTGGTTACGCGTCCGCCGCTGTTACGCAAACGGACGTATCCATCACCTTGAACAAGTTCAAGCACGTTTCCTACTCGGTGGACGATCAGGAACGTACCAGCTCGAACGTGAACTTGATCGAGCGTTTCGCAGGTGCGGCCGCTCATGCGATCGGGTTGCAGATGGTGGGCGATTTGCTCACCCTCGTAACTTCTTCGACGTTCACCAGCGCGATCACAGTTGCTTCCACCGCGTTTAACTATCGCTCGGTTGTCTCTGCAGGTGCAGTGCTCAACGCAAACAACTCGCCCGTCAACGGTCGCTACTGCGTGTTGGCGCCTTTGTACTACGGCGCGTTGATGAATGATACGACCGTGGTTGCGAATCCTCAGATCACTGGAGACATCGTTCGCGGTGGTGGGATTGGCAAAGTTGCTGGGTTCGATGTGAACCAGTACAGCGCCATTCCTGCAAACGGCATCACCCTCGGCGGATTCTTCGCCCAACAGGAAGCGCTGCTCATCGCGGCCCGCGTGCCCGAAGTGCCCACCGGCGTCCCCATCCCTGGAGATATCTCCATCGTGACGGAACCCCGCACAGGTCTGAGCGTTATGGTTCGTGAGAGCTATAACATCACCCTCGGCACCCTCCAACGCACCTACGCCTTGATCTACGGCGTGAAAGCCGGAGAGCCCAACAGTCTCGTACGTATCAACGGAGCCTAAGTCACTCGGAACGGGCGGTGGTCCACTCGGATCACCGCCCCTTCCACCTAAAGAAATCCTCGATCCATGTCTGATTTTACCGAAGCACTTAAAGAATCGCTCGCCGTTTTGCACGGGCAAACAGGCACCACCGTCACCATCGGTTCTGCCGCCGTCACTGGCATCCTTTCCACCATCAGCCGCAAAGAGAACGTTGAGCTTGGCGGATTTGATCTGGATTTAAATAGCACCTTCACCATCGATATCTCTTCACTCGCCACCGCACCCACCATCGGATCTGTCCTAGTGGCGAATTCTGTTTCCTACCGCATCGTCACCGTCGACACCTCCGTCGGCTCCTACCTCCTCGGCCTTAGAGAAAAGTAGACTCGTTATGGCACCCCGAAATCCTCCTAAAATATCGGTCTATTTTATTGCAGGCCACGAGGCCCAATTTATTGGCAGGGCGTTGGCCGCCTTCCGTCCTTTCTGTAGTGAAATCATCGTGGCACTTGCCCAGGGTAACCGGCCGGACGACGGCACCCGCGAGATCGCCGAGAAGGCAGGCGCCACCGTCATCACCTACCACAACTCCGGCACGGCCGCGGACTGGCCCCACGTCGATAATTTTGCCCATGCCCGTAACTGCGCACTCAATGCGTGTACTGGTGACTACGCCGTCTGGTTCGATTGCGACGATCTACCCGCCACAGACCTCGATAAATGCTTCACAAGGGCCGTGGAGGCGTTTGAAAAAGATTCAGCCCTAGGGATCTACGCAGGCGTCTACGCAGTTTTAAACGCCAAACTAAACCCAATAAGGGAACGTATGGTGCGAAGATTGCCTGACGGAAGTTGGTCTGGCACCTGGCACTACGCCGTCCATGAGGCGCTTTTGCCGATTGCTGGCTTTAAATCTGTAGGGGAACAGAACGTCTGGTGCGAACACCACTGCGGTGGGTACAAGCCGGGCAGCGCAGATCGTAACCTCCGCATCCTTGGCGGCGAACTTAGCCAAGCGGGCAAGTACGCCTACTACTACCAGCAGGAACTATTTTTAGGGAACAAGCGCAACGAGAGCGGCGTCTGGTCCCGCGTGGCCGCCTATTGGCCCGGCCAAGAACCCACCCTGCAGTACGAGGCCATGTGCAACTACGCGGCCGCGCACCCCGACAGGGATACTCGCATGCGGCTTTATGCGGAGGCCCATCAGCTCCAGCCCGGTAGGCGTGAGGCGCTGTACTACATGGCTCGCGAGGAAGCATCCGTGGGCAGGTGGGGCGCCGTTTACTACATGCTCAAGGCGGCCATGGTTCAGCCCGATCCCGGCATCTCGATTTGGAACTGCCAGAGATCGATCTACGACTTCGAGTGCATTGATCTGTACATCGCAGCCGCCCGCATGACCGGCGATATGGCGGAAGTGGAGAAGATCACAACCTCCTGGCGTAAGCAGTCACCAATTAAAATTTCCATCCTTCACGCCACCCGCGGTCGTCCACAAGAAGCCATTAACGCCCGCGTCTTGTGGATGAAGAAAGCATCCCACCCGCAGAACATAGAATGGATCTTTTCCTGCGATAACGACGACCCTACCGCCGCCGTCCTCAAGCCTTGGAATCCCGTCATGGGCGATGGCAGTTGCGTCGCCGCATGGAACAGGGCGGCCGTTCAAGCCCAGGGCGAAATCCTTATTCAAGCTAGCGACGATTGGGACCCACCCCTCTACTGGGACACGATTGTGACCGAACGCTTGGGCGATCTTAGTAAGCCCAAGGTCTTGGCAATCTCCGACGGACACCGCACCGACGAACTTCTTTGTATGGCCATTTTAACAAAAGCTCGGCTTATCCAGCAGAGCTCACTTTTTGCAAATGAATACGACGCCTGCTCGGGCATCTTTAGCGATAACGAGTTTAGCCACAGAGCAAGCAAAGACGGCGTCATCGTCCAGGCTAAGGACGTCGTCTTTACCCATAACAACCCCATGTTCACGGGTGCAACACCAGACGCGGAATTTAAAAAGCATAACGCGAAAGAAAACTACGTCCTCGGCGAAAAGATATTTAAGGAAAGGAACCCGTGATCCACACCCATAACGGTCTGCGTCTTGGGGACAATCTCATCCAGTTAAACTTCCTTCGTCGTCTTAGCCTGGCCAATCCAGAACTAGAGATCACCCACTACTATAATTCGTCTTTTTGCAAAGTGGAGGAACTAGATCCACTCCGCACAGAACGCATTTTCCTGCGCCCCATCAGTGAGGCGCCCACCGAGAGCATTGATTCCTGGCGCAACACAGGCGGGCACTGGGAACGTCACCCCGATAAATTAAACTTTGCCCAATTCCATCTCGATTGGTTTGCCGAGTTAGCCAGTAGAATGACGGTAAAGAATCCGATCACCACCGTGGACGATCTTCTTTTTGATTATCCAGCCCTCACAGAAAACGTAGAAAACTTTGACGCCATCGTTATTAATTCACCACCGCTTTCTGGACAGTTTCAAAACTTCTCCGCTCAAGGTTTTATCGATCTTATCCGACTCCTGCAAGTAAAGGGCATGCGCGTACTGTCCACCGCACCTACCGGGATCTGTGCCTGCTCCCAACCACACGACGTAAGCTGGATCGGCGCCGCCTCTACTACCGCCAAGCTTATCGTCGGTGCCTCCACCGGCCCCAGTTGGCCCTGCTTCAACGTTCACAACCGCTCCGCCCTTCACGTCATGTGCGCCGACGTCGAGAATGTCGTCCTTACCCCGCGCGGTCGGGTTGCCCGCAGTCCGCATCACGCCATTTCTGTGCTCGAGGAACTAGGAATTCTATGAGCTACAAAGGCCAGCTCACGGCCGCGATGAACTTACTGGCGGCTGATACTTCCACCCGCTTCATCGGGTACGGTGTGAAGATTGGCGGCAGAGCCGCGGGCACCCTCAGCGCTGTGCCGGATTGCCAGTTGGTCGAGACTCCCGTGGCTGAGAATCTTATGGTCGGCCTAGCCACTGGCATGAGCCTAGCTAGCCTTAAGCCCGTCGTTTTTATTGAGCGGATGGATTTTATTCTTAACGCACTGGATGCGATCGTAAACCACCTCAGCGCCGCCCGTGATATCTCCTGCGGCGAGTTTACCCCCGCGGCCATCCTGCGCGTCGTCGTCGGTAATAAAACAAAGCCGCTCTACACCGGCCCCACCCACGTCCAAGACTTCACCGACTCAGTCCGGGCCATGGTCAATTTCCCCGTTTTAAAGCTAACCATCCCAGACGAGATCGTGCCCGCCTATCAGGATGCGCTGGATGCCTTGAGCCTGGGCAGATCCACCATGCTCGTCGAAATGAAGGATCTGCTGTGAAACAAAACAAATACAGCGACTTTAAAATCTTTAGCTTTCCAGAAAAGGTGGAGAGCTTTCGCACAGGCAACATCACCGCCCCGATTTACGTGCGGGTAAAGCCTATCAACATCTGTCAGCACGCTTGCCGCTTCTGCACCTACTCGGACGGCTCCACCCGCAAGAAGGATCGGCCAGACCTCCACCTCCAATCAGGCATGCATACCGCCATGAACGAACGGGACACTATGCCCAAGGAAAAAGCCCTTGAGCTTATGGACGATCTTGGCGCCATCGGTACCAAGGCCATCACCTTTTCAGGCGGCGGCGAACCGCTACTGCATAAAGATATTTCCGTAATCATGGGCCGTGCCATCGATGTAGGCTTAGATCTATCCATCATTACAAACGGCCAGAGCTTGTCCGGCCTGCGGGCGGAGGTATTAGGCCAAGCGAAGTGGGTGAGGGTATCGATGGACTACACTAGCTCCGAGCAGATGGTCGCTAGTCGTAACGTGCCCGAGTCTTGGTTCGATGGCGTCATCACTAACCTCGAGCAATTCGCCAGCACCAAAACCCAGTCGTGTGATCTGGGTGTAAATTTCATAATTACAAACTACAACTACGAAGGCCTAGTCCCTTTCGCTAAGCGGCTCAAAGATATCGGCGTAGAAAATGTCCGCTTCTCGCCCGTATACGTGCAAAACTTTAAGGAGTACCACACCCCCATCGCCACCCGTGTGCGCGAACAACTGGCCGAGTGCCAATCCTTTTGCGATTCAGACTTCACCATTAACACCACCTACGATCTGGACAGTCCCAGCAAATCTCCTCTCCGCCCGTTTCACCGTTGCCTCTACGCTCAGGCCGCCTGCGTCGTCGGTGCGGATCTGGATATCTACGCCTGTCACAACACCGCCTACAGCAACCACGGCCGGATCGCCTCAATGAAAAACCAAAGCTTTGCCCAAGCATGGTTCAGCGACGAGGCGCGGGCATGGCATAAAAACTTTAACCCAGGCGTGAGCTGCCAACACGAGTGCGCTAACCACGCCAAAGTCGCACTCTTTGAAAAACTGGCCACCGATAGCCACGACGCTTTTGTCTAAGAATGAAAACTAAAAGCGAGCTGATCGGCTTTGAACTACGCATCAAAGATATCTTTGAGCAGGGTAAACTGCCTTATCTCCTGCACCTATGCGGGGGGAACGAAGACCAGCTCATCGATATATTTAAAAACATTTCACCAGGGGATTGGATCTTCTCTAGCCATCGTTCCCACTACCACTACCTACTGGCAGGCGGTGATCCCGCCGTGCTCGAGCAGATGATTAGAGACGGCCGGAGCATGTTTGTCTTTGACCGTAAATTAAACTTTTACACCTCCAGCATCCTTGCGGGAACCTGCGGGATCGCGGCCGGCGTAGCCGCCAGCCTCAAAGAGCAGGGCAGTAGTAAGCGCGTCTGGTGCTTTTTGGGCGATGGGGCGGAGGATGAGGGACATTTTTACGAAGCGGTCAACTATGTCGATGGGAAGGGTCTGCCCTGCACCTTTATCATCGAGGACAACGATCGCTCTGTAGATACGTCTAAAATCCAGCGGGGTCGCGGTCGCATCCAGTGGCCTGATTGCGTAAGGCGCTACCACTACACCCCCACCTACCCACACGGCGGGGCAGGATGCAAAACCATGGTCACCTTTGATCCAGAGATCCGTCCCATCTGGTGACAAGGTAGCGAATATATGGCCGCCGTCACCATGCTCGATCGTTTAATCGAAGCCGCTTTCAAAGAGCTGATATCGCCCGTAGTTACCGCTCCCACCTACCACCTTTCCCACGATCAATCGGAGAACATGCCACCCAGCATTGTCATTAAGGCGTCCATGGGCTCAGAGGAACCCGTGCGGGGTAGTGGCATATTCAGTGTCCCAGTAGAGATTATCTTTGAAGAAAGCTACGATGACGCCACCCCCGCCTCCCACAGCGCCCAATCTAGCCAGATCCTTCAATGCTTCTACGATTCCACTAATCTTTCGGCTAGGCTTAACGCCACCACCGCCATCGGCTCAGCCCGCACCTACAGCGCCAAACTAGAATCTAGCGAGGCCAGCGCCAATAATGAGGAGCGCAATTACACCCAAAACTATAAGCTCACCGTCATCGCCTACCCGAATTCCACTGCCAGTTGACACCAATAAAAGAACATTATGGCAGCAACAACAATCGGAACGAGCGGCTTAAGCTTTGGTATCACAGCAGAATCTGGCGGTCTAGTTCAGTCCTTTACGGAAGCACGTAACATCCAGCGAGCAGAAGTGCGCAACGCCTCGGGCGAAGTAGTCGGTGCAGCCATGTATAACCCCACAGATACCTTTACCTTCACCACCACCATCACAGGCGCCTACGCCACTACGGCCGGCGCAGTCATCACCACCCTAGCCAATGCTACCAGCACGGGCGGGAAAATGATCATCGATTCAGTCACGACGAATAAAAGCTCAGACGGATTCGTCACCGTAAACGTCTCCGTCACCCGCTTCCCTAACATGTCCTAACTTCCCATGCGGAAACGAAATCCTCTTATTTATGATCGAGACATTTTGGGGAACCACGAATTTAAAAGTAGCTGCCGCTGTGGCTACTTATGGTGCGGTGCTCCGGCCGGTTGATCCTGTCACCTGCATCGTGAAAGACGGCCAACGCCAATTCACCTTTTGGTTTAATGATTCTGGCACGGGTAACGCTAAAGAAGAGATGGAGTGCGGCTGGGCCCAGATGCAATCAGAGCCAGAGGCGGCCATTCGCTACATCAGAGCCGCCCTTGAGAACCGCGAAACATTGCTCGGCCTAATGAAACGGGCGGAACCCATCACCGCCATCAAGCGGGGCGAGCAAACCCTTTTAGTCAGTGAACGTGCAAAACCAGACCTTAAGAGGGCACTCCTCAATAAAATGTAATGGACGACAACTCTTTAGATCTGGAACTAAATAACGCCTTTATTAGCCCCGCAAAAACGTGGCAGGGGCAGGAGCTGGCGCCCTACACCGAGGGATCTCGGCTCATCATGAGCCAAGTACGCAATAAAGAAGATAGCGGGATGTACTTTATTTACTCATTTCTATTCATTCACTTGGAACTCAAGAAAGATCGTAAGGCACTACTTCGCCTGGCGTGGAATGTGGAGGAGTTTAGATCCCGCGTCATGGACTTCGCCTGCACCGTAAAAGACAGCCAGGCGGCCACCGCCTTTGTCTCGGCCATATTTGACGAAGCGTCTTTGGCCCAGTACGAGATAGTCGATAACACAGGCGGCCTGCTGGCTCCGCCGGGAAACGCCTGACGCCAGCGAACGCCGCCATGGGCGCCTTTCCGCTGGCTCAAGAGTTTGGGTGGTCTTTTGAATATATTCTCTGGGATCTGCCCTTAAGCATGTTTCATCAAGCCCACTCTTGGCTTTTCTGGAAAAAGGGGATTCCTATGAGATATTTTTATAAGAGCGAAGAGGACAGGGATGACATAGCTCGCCTGCTTGGAATATGACTGCCAACACATTCACAATAGATAGCGCCATGGCCGCACTACGCACCGAGATGAAGGACTACTTGGCCTACACCTCAAAGAGCGTAGAGGAAGCGCTAGCCCACACCGCTCGCAAGGTAATTCTAGGCTCAGGCGGTGGAGATTACGGCAACAGAAGAGAGGGACTTTACGGCCTTACCCGCTCCCTTGCCTTTAATAAACGCACAGAAATCGATTCCATGATGGAGGCTAAAAACTATCGGATCAAACGCATCTACTCCAGCAGAGTAACTGGCGGAATGGGTGCCCCTCTTGTGGGCGGTAAAGGATTAAGCGGTAAAATGTATCGGTCGTCAGACAGTGCAAACTACAAAAAGCAGACTGCCGCCATGTTTGCTAAAGGAATTTTAACCAGGGCAAAGGGCACCAAGGAAATCATCTACACTAGGAAAAAGGATATTGATTACAGCACCAGCGAGGCCATGCGTCGCTTTAAGTTCTCACGATTCCTTTCCGTCGGCTGGTTACCCGCCACCTATGTCTGGAAAAATGTTTGGAAAACGGGACAAGTAAAAACGTCCGCCCTTAAGCCTAATTCTTCTAAGTATGGATCGATCGACTTCTCGGGTAACGACTACACCTTTGCCGTAGTTATCACTAACCTTTTACCTGGCTTTGGTGTGGTAGACAAAAAGTACGGCATCGTAGCCAAGGCTCTGGCTAACACTGCCCAAGACATCCGCACCTATCTGAAGGACAAGTTTAGTTTTCGCAGGGACTGGAAATATATCAAGGGTCAACCGGTAATGGCATGAGCGCAACCATTAGAATAGACGCAGAGGGATCGGCCCCAGAGTTTGCGGATAGAGTAGCAGGCGCTTTCGATCGCCTTTCCTTGTCTGAGGGAAAAGTAAAGGGAGCGATGCGTGGGATCGGTAGCGCCCTTGACGGGGCCACCAGTGCGGCCGATCTGGCCAGCAAAGGCGCGGATGTATTGGCGGACAAGCTGGTTAAGGGGGTCGGCGGCGCGGCCGCCGTCGGAGCGGGTAAGCTTATTGGAGACGCCATGCGTAGAGTAGGGGCGGATCTTACCGCCGCCGCAGAATCCGCCAGCGCCGCGTCCAAAGCCTTCAATACCCTAGACTTTAAGAGCGCCATCGCCTCCTCCGCCCAAATGAGCGCGGCCATTGATAAAATTAGAGCCAGCGCAGACGCCATTCGTGAGTCGCCAAATCCTTTTGTTCGAATAGCTAATTATGCCTACGGCGCCACAAAGGCTATGGACGAGCTGGCCGAGGCCACCGAACGCGAGAGGCAGGCGTTAATGGCTTTGGCCGCCCAACAAGATCGCATGTCGGCAGAATCCAAGGTGGGCAAAACACCTGGGCAACGCGCAGAGATAGATCGCCTAGCACAGAATAAAAAAGAGCTAGATCAGGCCAATCAAATTTCAGATCCCGCCACCCGCGCCAGAGCGCAGGCAGATATAGCCAGGCGCCAAGCGGCTGAAGAGCAGATCAAAGAAGACGATCGGCACGCAAAATCTGTGGAACAAGTAGGCAAAGAAGCGGCCATCCAAGAAGAAAAGATTAGAGATGCCGCCGCTAAAGGGGACGCGGCTGCCCAGAAACTTGTCGATGAGTTTGACGCCAAGAAAGCCGCGGAAGCACAAAAGGCGCAAGAAGAGGCAGACAAGGCGGCGGCAAAAGAACAGGCGCCTAAAGCGTCTTACGGCGGAGGAACAACGGGCGGAGCGCCTTCTGGCATGTCCTCACGTGATGTGGCAAATCAATCTGATTATGGCCGTCAATTAAACCAACAGAGTGATAAGGCTACCGCCAGAGCAATTAAGGAAGAAAACGCTAGAGACGCCCAACAATCGTTAAACAATACAAAAGATCAGATTAGAAAAGAACGTAATGAAGCGGACAAATATCAAAACCATAAAGACGATCAAATCAGCAATACAGAGGCGTTAAACAGACAAAGAAAAGACAGAGAGGAAGCGGATAAAAAAGCCAGAGAAGAACAAAAAAAGGGAAGCGGAAAAGGAGAGGGGGGTGCTGCGGGAGACAAGAAAGATGGCAAGGGTACCGGCAAGGACGGAGCCAGCGGCGGCGAAAAAGGACTTGGTGATATTTACACCCTCCTAGATGACAACCTCAAAGAGATGCGCACTTACGCATACGTAAAATAATATATATGGCCACAACAATTCTCGGCACATTTCCTGTCCTTAATTACACCAAATCTCAAACAGACGAGTATGGCTTTGATTATGTTTCCTATCAGTACACAATTAAAACCAGCACACTGGATAATTATAACATTAAAAAAGATGATGTCTTTGAAGGGATCGAAACATGGCGCGGTGTTTCTTGGACCAAGACCCCTAATCCTCAATCTCTTTATGTTGTAGATACTGTTGAAACTAAGAACAGTCCTGGAGACTTAACACAGCTGATGGTTAACACCGTTGGCAGTAAAAACACTTCTAACCCGCCTAGAGTTTGCATAATTTCAGGCGGTCCACTTATATTTGGATTATCTGGAACATTTCCGAGCGGACAAATTCAAGGCTACGGAGTTGATGGTGTAGGTCAAAGCGTTGAAGTTAAATTTCTTGCTACAGGTGGCATTGCAGGACAGCAGTCTATATTAACAACATATTTTGGCGCGGCAATGCCTGCAAGTATTGGTGGATCTAGCCTGCCGGCTCCAGCAAGAGGTCCTGGTGGTTTTAATAATGATTACGTTGTTCCTGGTAATGACCTTATGGGAGCGTACATTGTTCGAGGTACTTTTGGAGATTACTATGGCTTTGTTTGTAAGACTGTTTTAACAGAAAAGCGGGGCAGCTTGCTCCTTGTTACTCTTGTATTTTCCGAGGCTGGTTACGCCGATTACTGGCCAAATCCAGTAAGTGCGCAGTCGCAAACTTCCATCAATATATACAGATTCCCAATCGTAGGATAAAAATGCCGCAGGAACCTAAGCTCCAAATGTTGCCGGATAAAGATATGAAAATATCTGGCGAACAGTTTCGCAAAATAGTAAGGCGGATTGAATCTATTGTCCCGCTTGCTGGGGATGGAATAAAGGTAACCCCTAAAGAAGGCGGCTATAAAATAGATGCTGATCAGCAAGCAGGTGGGTATGGAAAGTGTGGATTTGCTGAGCAAGGATACAGCGCTTTATTTGATATAATTACACTGAATGTATGCTCAAACGGGAGTCCAGCCACCATCTACGTTTACGCTCCAACTGGGCAAGACCCAGACATTTTACTTTGTGAGGTTTGACAACCGCTAATACTCAATGGCCTCGAATATAGATATTCTTTTAGACAAATCCAGCGGCCTGCTTTTGGGTGGGTCGGCTCCTGCGGGTGTCTTGCCAACTTTTACTAGGAACGACGTTTATCCGTTTCGCCTGCGTGTGCTCGAGCGTAATGCAGACGGCTCCTATACCGACGCCGCCCTCTCTAGTCCCTCCTTTTCACTTGGTATTGGCAACATCGACGCCGTCGCCACGGACGGCCAGTTTAAGCTCACCACCACCACAGGCACCTCTACCGCCATCTCCTTTAACGCCACCACCGCTCAGGTGCTTTCCGCTGTAAGTGCCATTGCTGGAAACGTGGGAGTAGTCACCTATGGCGATTCGGGTTCAGCTTGGATTATTACGGCCGCCACCGCTAACACGGCTCTCAGCTTTGGCGCCTTACCCTTTACCTTGTTTCCTACTGCGGCCGTCCAAGTAAATACACGCAGAGTCCCCACAGCCTCTGTCTACGCCCAGCAAATCGTTTCCTTGAGCCGTAACCCAGCCGTCTTTTCTAGCTCTTTTACTGCAGTTTCAGGCAACGGAATCACCCTGACAAAAACACAGGACGGGTCGGCATCGCTTAACGAGACTTACGCTCTTACCGTGGGTAACGATGTCTATGGCGGGTCGTACAGCCTGGCTTATGGCGGTTACTCGGTTGGGATTGGATACAATCAAAACGCGACAAATGTGGCCACCATGCTCTCAGCAGTTACTGGGATCGGAGCGGGCAATATCTCGGTTGTCAGTGATTCAAAGAGGGGATTGATTATATCTTTTGTTAATGCTCTTGGCTTGCAAAACGTAACCACTGCCCTTGTGCTGGATTCCACTGGAGTGCAAACTTACAGCTGGTACACCTCCACCGTTACCATGTCCACGAGCGAGATGGAGGAATTATTTAACGAAGCAAAGACAGACACCATCACCCCTACTCTAGAAATTGAGATGACGGAGAGCGGTCAAACAAAGACACTTCTTCAGTACACCACCTCAATCAGTAAGGATCTAATTCTTACTGGGGCACTGGTACCGGCGGATCTAGCCCTCTACTACACCGCCGCCCAGGTGAACGCTGGATTCATTGCGGATTCTGGGACCAATGTAAACGCTGCCAACCGCGCCCTCAAATCTTCTACTGGCGTAACTGCGGTTAACTACGGCGGCCGCACTTTGGTAAACAGCGCTGGATCAAATGTCGTCAGTTTTTCCACTGGCCTAGCTCTCTCGGGTGTCATGGGTTTTTACGGAAACACTCCTACTGCTCAACCTGCCAACATCAATGCCGTCTCTGGCATGATTGCCGTCGGATTGTTGGCCAGTGGCACCACCTACGGCGTCCTACCCACATCTCCCTACACCGTCACCACCATTACGTCGGTCACCTTTGGCACAGTAGCCGGTAACGATCAGCACTACCGGGACGTAACCGTGATGGGCGCGGCCGTGAATGACGTTGTACTGGTTGGCCTGCCCGCGGCCGTATCCGCTGGGGCCGTCATCCAGGGCGTAGTCTACAAGACCAACACCGTCTGCCTTTCTTGTACCAACGCGGATTCAGGATCGCTTGCTATCAATACAGCCACCTATCGCATTACCGTCATCGGCTATTAACCCCTGGCTGTTGGCCTAACGAAATCCTATGTTTGTTTACCCAAAATACTTCCCGTGTTTGTGCGTAACAGAAACAGCATCAGATCCTAAAGAAATTCGCTACAACGATGTCCAGATTTATCCAGTCGGATTAAGTTTAGAACAAGCAGTAGCCTTAGTATGGAAACCAAAACAATTTAATATAGAAACATCTTATACCTTGGGTGTGGATTGTGGTGCCTCATGTTCCTATCAAACTGGAACCATAAACGGAACATCCGATGACAGTAACGAACACGCAAAACTAACAAAAATGAGCGACTTGGTTTGCCTTGAAAGCTACTACCCAGAGTACACACGAATTGGTCAAAGTAATTCATATACAGATTGCAATGGGGATCCCCAGTCGCCCTATGAAATTAGTTCCTTTTTACAAATCAATATTAACGATAACCCGCTTATACCGTTTAATTTTCCAATCTATTTGTACAATCCGACAGGAATCATACAAGATGACTTATATTATATAAACATGTTCTTTAGCGCTGGAAATGGAACCGGAAACCTGAATGATTACAATAAAACCACAACCGCGGGAATTTTCACTATTCAACTTGGCGATCTTGAGGACATAACTTTCCCTATTTACTTCTCTGAGGCCACGGGTTCTTGCGGTCAACCAACTGCATCCGCTACGTTTTCTATGACTAAAACGCCCTACGAAATTGATGAGAGGGAAAAAAACTGAGCTGTGCTCCATGCCAAAAGGCTAGGGGATTGGCGCAATCGCTTGGCGCTTGGGCTGGCGCCGGGATGCCTGTTTCCAATCAAGACTTAAGGCAAAAAAGATTAGACACTTGTAAAACTTGCGAACACTACACAGGCCTAATCTGTAGAAAGTGCGGTTGTCTTGTCATGGCAAAAGCCAGGCTAGCGACCAGTAAGTGCCCCGTTGGCAAGTGGTAGTCTTTGACATTCCCCGTCCAGAATGGCCGCTGGCGTCTATAATTTAACCATTGAACAAGGGGTAGATCTCGCTCTTGAGGTGGCCGTAAAAGACAGCACCGCCGCCACCTACTCGCTCACCGGTGCCACCGCGGCCGCTCAAATACGCGATACCTACAACGGCTCACTCTTGGCCACATTTGCCTCCGTAACAGCTACGGGCACCACAGGTGTTCTTACCCTAGCGTTGAGCGCCATCACAGCATCAACCTTGCCGTTGGCAGGCGGTAAATGGGACCTACTCCTCACTACATCCGCCTCTACTAAAATTCGTTTACTTCAAGGATCGGTTACCATTGCTGGCAGAGTGACAGTCTAATGGCCCTTACCGCTACCGTCTGCGGCCCCGCCAGCATCACTGTATCGGTCAGTGGCCCGTCAAGCGTCAGCGTAGCCGTCGGCACACCCATCGTCACAGGTGGGGTAGGGGAAGCCGGCGTTACCACTGGCACGGTCGTCGCTCTGGCCGTAGCGCTGGGATGACATAGGAACTAGAGAAAATGAAACAAGTCTGGCCAAATTATAGCTACAGCCCCACGACCAACGTCCTCACACTCACGGGACTGAACATAGACCGCGACCAACTTCTTTTGGTATCGGCTCCCGAACGTGGGCGGATAATGTACAACTTTGCCGATAGTACAGTCACAGCGTCCGCCTTCACCGCTGGGGCAAATACTGGCCTTACCCTGGTGGCGTCTACGGCTGGCCTTACCACCACGGCCGCCTTTGTAATTTATTACGATGACCAAGCAAGCGGTATCTCTGTTACGGTCACAACCGTTTCAATAAATAATTTTCCAGCCACACAACCAGTTACCCTCGCAAGCACCACAGTAACCGTTAGTTCGCTTCCAGCCTTAGCAGCTGGGACGGCTCAGATCGGAAGCGTAACGGCAAGCATCAGCGGGACTGTTCCTGTCTCTATATCCTCCGTAACAATCGGAAACTCCGTCACCATCGGCTCGCTCCCTGCAATCTCTGGCACAGTTACAGCAAATACCGGACTCACTCAGCCACTAACCGACACCCAGTTAAGAGCAGGTGCTGTTAGCGTTATTATCAGTCAACCTTCTTCACTTTCTCGCGTAGGGGTAAATCTTGTGGACGCCTCTGGAACTGGAAACTACGGGACCAGCGGCAGTGCGCTAAATGTTGCTGGTACAGTCACCATAGGAAACTCCGTAACCATCGGCTCACTTCCTGCCATATCTGGCACAGTCACAGCAAATCTTAATCTCCCAAGTTTTGCTGGAGCTGATGGCGATGTCGTAACTCGCGCCGTAAATATTGGATATTATGACGCAAGTTTTGGAGAATTTAAGGCGGTAAATTCGTCTAATACCCCGCTCCCAATCGGAGGCACTGTGACAGCAAACCTCCCAACGTCCGCTTTTGGTAGCGACCAGGGAGGAATAGCATCGGACAACGGTGGATCGGTGCCTCCCTTTGGCGTTCAGATCGGCTATGAAGATGCCAACAATAACTGGGCAAACGTAAAGTCAAGTCATGGCTTGCCGGTCTCATTAGTTGGCGAAAACTTTGGCACTGGAGTTATTCAAGCAATCACCGATTCTGAAAAAGATACAATTAGATCGTCGCTTTGGATTGCTGATGGTTCAGCAATCAATGGATCCGCTACTGAGGGACAAATTTTATCACAAAGCTATCCTATGCCCGTTGCTGCTGCGCAAGGCACATCAGTTACTACTTCCAATTTTACCAGTACCACCGCATCTACCGTGCTCGCTAATTTTAATGCCACAAGAAGAGTGCTGACGATTTTCAACGAGGGGGCTGGTAGCCTTCATATCTGTGCAGGGGCAACTTGTACCACCATCGCCTATCAGGTGCGCCTGTCATCTGGAGATTATTACGAAGTGCCAAATCATCAGACTACTATAACGCACTCGGCGGTATTCGCCACCGCAGGCACGGCACGCATAGTCCAGATTAGCTAGGAGCAGGCGATGGCACTTACAAAAGCTAAGTCAAATTGGTTTAATAGTTTATCAGATTTTGATTTGGTAGATGATTTTTTTCTAACATCCCAAGGTCTTTTTCTTGCTCAAACAAGCGCGGGAGGAGGATATGCCGACACCCCGGCATACACGGATTCACCTGTTAACGGAATGTATTACGGATCAACAAGTACAGGAACAAGTGGAGCTGTTGGGTTGGCTGGATCAATATCGCTTCTTTTTTCTAGTTGGAATAGGCTATCAGTAGCCTGTCGAATTAAGCTTAATACACTAGCAGACGCAACAAACTCTTACAGAGTTTTCCTTGGATTCACTCACAGTATATCTGCCAACTCGACTCCTAGCACAAGAAATGCTGGTTTTTTTTACAGTAACGCCACAGCAAATTGGCAGGCATACACCTACAACGCTTCTACCGGAACAACTACTGATACTGGAATTGCCGCTAGCGCTGCATCATTTAACACATTTCTAGTTAGAGCAAATGGAGCAAGCTCAGTTCAATTTTTAATAAATAATGTTATTGTAGCAACGCATACAACCAACATTCCTACCGCTGCGGTTTGCGCTCACTTTTCAATGTTAAAAACAGCGGGAACAACTGCAAGGGACTTTTATATTGATTGGGCAAGACTTTCTGGCTCTGGAAATTCAAGAACACTAGACGGAAGTATCTAATGCCCCTCCTTTTCCTCGCCCTCTTTTTCTTCTCTTGCTCGCCTAAGCACGCGCCTAGCTCTGGTCTGCCAGACTACTCCGATATGGGAGCCGCTGAGGATGCAGGCAAAACCCCCAGCAAATGAAGACTTCTAGGGCGCAAAAGAAGCGCACACAAATACGAAAACACGTTTCCTTAGTCATGTCCAAACCAACGCGCAAAGGAAATTCAAATAACGGGTTTTCTTATTAAAGGCCATGACCACCTCCAATGATGAGAGCCGCGGCCCCGGCTGGCGCGAGTTTTGGCAAAGCCTAAAATGGCTGGAGGCCGAAGGGTATATCGAGCTGTTTTACGATAAGAACGGGGAAGAGACCGTGAGGATCGCGGAAGGGGCGGAAGGCTACACCCTATGAGCACCGACCAAGTAGTCGAACTGGCCGAGCGCCTTTCCCTAGTCCGCGAATCTATCGCCCGCATAGAGACCCGTCAGTCCGTTATCCTTGAAGTGCTAGAACGATCACAGGCAAGCCTGGGGGACTACCACGGCCGCCTGCGTGAGATGGAAAACTCCGCCCACTCCCTCCGCACTAAGATCTGGCTGATCAGTGTGTGCGCTGGGGCCGTCTGTTCGATGGTGTGGGAACTAATCAAGCGCCGGGTGGGGCTTTGACACTCCGCTAGGGGTATGCAACCAATAATCACCACCCTGTTACAGATCGACTGGCTCGGCGCACTAGGCGCACTCACCGCACTTCTCGCCGCCGTGGCCGCAGTGGCCGCCTTTATCCCTGGGGATGAGCCAGAGGCGACGCTCCACAAGATCGTAGACTTCTTGAGTCAGTTCAGTAAGAAGCCCTAAAAAATATGATCACTGGCGTCCTAGCTTTGCTGGGGGCAGTGGCGGGGATTGTCTTGTGGATCATGAAACGGCGCACCCCGCTCCAACGCGATTACGAACAGATCGAGATCGATCGACAAAAAAGGAACCGTGATATTGATTCGTGGTGGTCTAACCGCCCTCCTGGTTCTTAGTGCGCTTTCCTCCTGTGCCACGCTCCCGCGCACAGAAGGCCCGCCACCTACGCCGGACACGATCACAGATCTCATCATGCGGTGGGATGCTATCGAACGCCGTGTCGGCCATTGTGATAAGGAATATCGGGATCAGTACGTCGCGGCGCTTAAGGCGCTGTCTGATAGCTTGGCGGAAACTGCAAAGTCCAACGCCCGCGAAGGACGATGACCTCCCTAGCTGAGAGCAACGCCCGCACCCTGCGGGCGATCGATACCCTTGCGCCTTACTTTCAAAAACGGGTAAGGGGATGGGCCATGGAGATGGTAAACTCTAAGATCCCGCCACTCATCTACTGCGGCATGCGGACGATGGAGGAGCAAGCGGCGCTTTTTGCGATCGGTCGGACTTCCCCTGGCAAAGTGGTGACCAAGGCCAGAGCAGGGGAGTCATTCCATAACTACGGGCTGGCCTTTGATTGGGTGCCGTTAAAAATGTCCCCTAAGAATCCAGACCTCTACGTGGCGGATTGGGACGATGAAACCGCTTTCAGATTGGGCGAGCACGTCGGCCAGTCGTTTGAGCTGGCCGCTATAAGTTGGGAGACAGGCCACTTGCAGGCCAGTGAGTACGCAAGCTGGCGTGACATTCTACATGTTAAAGTGGAACAACGACTCGCCGTTTTTGCCAAACCTACCGCTACCCGTCGCGTAAAAATGAGGCGTCCATGACCGAATCGCCCGCCCTCCACACGCCTATGTCCGAGGAGCACGAAAAGCACCTAGCAGGGATCATCAATGATCTAGCCAGGGACGTGTCTAAGAAGTACCGCAAAGGCCAAGAGGAGCACGGTGGTGCGCTTTGGCGTAGGCCCGTGTGGAAAGATACGTGGGACGAAGTCCTAGACCTCTGTACGTACGTCCACACCCTGCGGCTACAGCTCGGCGTTATTGCAGATCTAGCCTTGCAGGGAGCATCCGACGAAAGCCTATGTGCCGCTCAATCGCGTGAAAATTGTCGCCAGATTCTAGCAGTCCTACAGGGGTTCCCGTCCGCCCAGGACAAAAAGTGAAGGTGGTAAAGAAGTGGAAGCGGTGGCTGGCCGTGTCCTGCTCCCACGGTCACCTCGCTAACCCGGCCGCTCTTAAAGCGGCACTGGAAATGAAGAAGCGGTGGCAACCGCATACCACGCTCCATCTTGGTGATTTCCTAGATCTATCCAGTCTGATGGGATCGGCCCGCAAGGATCCTGATAATCCTGAACGATCGATCTCGATCCGTGAGGACTTCGACGCTGGGCTAAATTTCGTCCGCCAGTTGGCTCCAAACTATCTTTATGAGGGCAACCATGAACACCGTCTAACCGCGCTCCAAACCTCGCCTAGCGCCATCGTGGCTCACTGCTGCATGTCTGCGAAGTCGGAGATCTACAACCTGTGTAAGGATCTAAAGGCTGAGTGGGTGCCGTATGATATTGAGAAAGGGTGGCGGGATCTGGGTGGCACCGCGTTCGGCCACGGGTTTATGTTTTCAGAATCTAGCGCTGTACGGGATCACGTAGAGATGACGCGTAAGCCAGTAGTCATCGGCCATCTGCATAGGATCGATCGATCGTCCGGCCGTAGTTTCGGCGCCCCAGTAGGGTGGACTATTGGATGCCTAGCAGACATAGGCAGCATGCACTACGCCCGTCGGCAGCGGTCGGTTACTAGGTGGCAACACGGCGTGGCGTGGGGAGAATACGTAGACGGCGGGCAAGGATGTACGGTGAACGTCCTGTCGCCAGTGGAGGGACAATGGCGCTACCCGATCTGACGCGTGATTGGGCCTTGGCCCTGCAGGATCATGTTTCTCAACGAGTAGAGCGCCCAGCGCCACCGGGCTGGCTAACAACAAAGGGAATCGCCGATCTCTTAAAAATTACCCCTCCACATGCGAGTCGTCTTTTATCTTCAATGGTAAAAGCAGGGAAAGCGGAAATGAAAAAATTTTCTTCTCCCGTAGAAGTCCGCCACACCAACGCTCTCACCGCCTACGGCCCCCGCCGTGCTTACACTCGTCTCACGCCTTTTTTTCGTTTAATAAAAACAAATCAATCGATTAAGAAATCTTAAGCTACACCCCCTCCCAACACCCCCCCCCCCCCGTACTTTTTTTTGTAACTCTTTTACGATGCAAATCGTAATGAAAGCACTCAGGCTTTGACCCACCTTTTTAGCTCGGAGAATCGCCTGCTTTTTAATTCTAGGATCTAGCGTTAGATTTGTAGTTACTTTTCTCATTGAATTTTAATTGATAAATAAACCCTTGACAGTAATTATGCGCATCCTATGCGTAGAGGGCGTGAGATCCCCCGACCTTACTGATTCCCGAGCCAGCGCTACTGCCGCCGCTAAACTTCGCCTAGAAAATAATCTTCCGGTTAGCATTGGTGAATTTTGTTTGGCATACGGCATCCCCTATTCCTACGGTCGCCGAGTGTGGAATGAGGCTGGATTCCCCTCGATCTGCGGGCGGGTTTTTCCAAGGGCGTTTGAAACGTGGTCTGCACAGCCCCGCGGTCAACAAACTGGCGCAGGTCTTCCACCTCATGACGCTGGTAAAGTTGGTGGACTAGATGCGAGGAGTGGTTTACGAGTCGCATGGAAACAGATTGCGGCACCCCAGCCTTTCGGAGTTCGGTCACTCGCGTAACCCGTAAAGAATGAAAACAGTGAACACGCAATCCCAACCGATTAAAAAGCTGACGCCAGAAGTAACTGGCTTTGGGCGGGATGGTGCAGGTCATCGTCTCGCCATCGGCTTTCAGTTTTGTAAGCAGACCGACGATGGCGGAGGGGATGGGGATTGTGAAGGACATATCGCTCCCGCCTTTGGGGCAGGGAAAGGTCATCGTCTTGGCGACCAAGTCCACCCCGTCCAGCGGAATGGCAGTTTCACGGAGTCTGCATCCAGTAGCCAACCCTATTTCGAAACTTATTCCCATCCAACGAGGAAGCACGGGGGAGCTCAGAGCAGCTCTAACCAAGGTAACCTGCTCAGGCGTGAAGGGCGGAAAGGATCGAATCTTGGGGGAATACTTGATTCGGTAGTCGTCGAGGGCGTGCGTCTGCAATCGGCCCAACAGCCTGCCCTGCCTTTGGATCCACTTCATCATCTTCACGTCGCGGCAGGCTTGGTTTCGGTGGACTTGGTGGCCGGATCGGTGGCGGCGGGCATCGGCGGGTCGTCGATCACCGCAACGCCAGGTGATGTACGCCTCGGCGGCAGCTGGGCCGAACTGGCTGAGTTGCATACCTTGCTCAGAAAGGAAAAGCTCCAGCCAGTTCCAAGAGTTCAAGTAGTGGGAAATCGTCAAATGGCTTGCAGGCCAATTTTCTATATGATATCTAACCCAGCCATGGTGCTCGTAAAGTTTTTCCTGTTCGTGGACGCTCAGCTCGGCCGCCTCGGCCAGCGCCTTGGCTCGGTGGAGTTGGGAATCTATTTGCCAGCGTGTAGTTTTTCCCTTCCAGATCCCGTCCGCTTTATATCGGATCGAGTAGGTCTTCTGGCCAGCTCTTTTATAAATAGAGGCCATGAAACAAACGTAGCATACGCTTTGTTCGCCTAGCAAGAAAAACATACGCAATGAATACGCATACTCATACCAACGAAAGTAGCCAAGATTGGAGGTTCAAATCCTCTCGGGCGCAAGACATACAGGCCAACGGGTTAGGGGAATCTAGTAGCAACTCCGTAGCAAACGATCCTAGTTCGACTAATTTACACGGCGGGGAACAACTTCCCCAGCGCGGAACTGCAGGCTGGTTTTATGCGCAAGATTTAACACACCCCCGAGCCGCCGAGGCCGGACCCGAGGCGCAGTGGATCCGCCCCATGAGGACGATCTGATGGACTACCAGTTGGCCAAAGATCTGTTTGGGATGGCGGCCGTGTTGGTTGGTTGGGCCGTACTGTTTGGGGTGGCGGTGAGTGGGCTGGTCTTCGCCGTGGCCTTCGTCTGCTGGTTTGTCGACAAGTGCCGCAAGGAGTGGGATCTGTGAGCGAATACTTAGCCAGATCTGTAGGCGCTGGGGAGTGGTCGTCCGCCATGGCGATGATCCAACTGCAAAAGGACTACAAAGACGCGATCAAAAGGCTGGCCGATCTAGACGCAAAAATGTCGGTGCTCTGGCAAAAGCACATGCTGGATCAAGGGGACGCCAAGTGAGCGCCTTATCTGCAAAGTTCGCATTGCTTTGGAAGGCTTACAAAGGCCCAGAGCTGATCGCTGAGCACAAGTTCCACCCAACTCGCAAATGGCGTTTCGATTGGGCGATGAAGCAAGGACGTTGCGCCGTAGAAATCGACGGCGGTGTGTTTATTCGCGGCCGCCATAGCCGAGGCGCTGGGATGATGAAGGACGCCGAGAAAGGCCGAGCGGCCTGCGATCTCGGCTGGCGGGTGTGGCATTTCACGTCGGCCTGCGTCACGCCAGCGGCCGTAAAGCAGACCGTCGAGTCTTTCAGATTGGCCAACAAATGAATCCCAAGAAACCCGATTGGCTGATTGAAGAAGAAGAGGACAGGAAGCGCACCTACATGTTGGACGAGGTGATGTGCACTAGGGATCAAGAGCGGGACGAGCCAGAGGACGAGTCGTGATGCCTACCCGTGCTTTTCTATTTATGGAGACGGCCACCTTGCGTGCAGAAAACAAGGCGCTGAAGAATCTAAAGATCGCCGTCCAACTGGGCGACTTAACCGAAGCGCAAAAGCTAGCCCGCCAACACGACGACGCCTGGGTGCGGGTTGAAGACACTTTCACGGCAAACGGTTACCCCCACACGACTGACGATTTTTGCGATGACGAGTAATCGCAAACCAAGAAACAACAACAAAGAAACCAAAATAGGAGAAAACAGAATATGGCAATAATGGCATCACGCGGTGGAACATACACTCCGGCCCCCGAGGGGTCGCACGACGCAGTTTTCTGCGACGTAGTTGATCTAGGAATGGTAGACGGCACGTACGGCAAGAAGCATCTAGTGCAGGTGGTGTGGCAGTTGGCGGTGAAGATGGAAGACGGGCGGCCGTTTACTGTCTCGCGTCGCTACGGCTTGTCCCTGCATGAGAAGGCAGCGCTGTACAAGGATCTGAAGTCGTACGGCAAGAAAGCACCGCCGGCGAATCTTGACCTCGAAACGCTAATCGGCAAGCCATGCACGGTGCTGGTGGTGCATGCCGAGCGCGACGGGTCAACGTTCGCAAATGTGCAGGCGCTACTTCCTGCCGGTGCGAAGAAGCTGACGGTTGATAAGGACTTCCTTCGCAAGAAGGACAGATCCGCAACTGGTGGCCCAGCAACGATGATCGGAACTGAGGACGGCGACGGCAACACAGTCCCGTTTTAAGAAAGCAAAAAACCTAATTGCCGAGGTGGTCACAAGGTGTGACTGCCTCGGCAGAAAGAAATCCTATGAATTATGATCTGATTATTCGGTTGGTTGGTACGGCGGCAGTGGTGGCCTTGTTCGTTATGGCATGGCCAATTTTACGGAGCTGGAAGGACTAATCATGGCAATGCTAGTCCCAACAGCAAAAACGGAATCCGCCCACTACTACCTAAAAACAGGAGAGAACTGTCACGGCACACTGCGGGAGGCTCGCAAAGTGGGAGCGTTCCCCAGCGTGACGACGATCTTAGGCGCTACGCTTGCTCGCCCTGGGCTTGAGAATTGGAGAGTGGCAAAGGGAATCGAGAGCTCACTGACTTTGCCCAGGCGCGAGAACGAGTTGGACGCAGACTTCGTCAAGCGAGTCGTTCACGACATGGGCATCGAGACGTCTGCGGCCGCCGAGAAGGGGACCGCTGTACACGCCTTGGCTGAACAGGTGATGGCAAAGCAGCCACGGCCGCAGTTGTCGTCGGAGATGTTGCCCTTCTGGTTTGCTCTGGAGAAGTGGCGCGATGAGAAGATTACGAAAGTTTACAACCAAGAGTTTGTCGTGGTGAACGAGCAGGACGGATACGCCGGGCGCTGTGATATGACGGCGGAGCATCGCGACTACGGCACCGTTATTGTGGACTTCAAGACACGCGGCCGGATTAAGCCAGTGGGCAAGAAGACGGTCGGCATTATTCCCACCCGCGAAGGGGACATCCTACAGCTCGGCGCTTATCGCCACGGCACGTTTGCCGACGATGAGTCGAGTGACGTGGTGTGCTTGTCGGTACTGATTGATAACCAGACGGGCGAGATTACTGAGCACGCCTGGACGTGTGCTGAAGCAGTGAAGGGCTACGAGGTGTTTTGCCATCTGGTAGCGGTGTGGTGCTGGCTGAAAAAGTACGATCCAAGGGAGGCAGCGGTATGAGTATTGAAATCTGGAAAGACGAATCGGTGTTGGAGCAGTTGGTCAACAAGATCAGGGCGCTTGAGTTTGAGTTGGTAATCGCAAAGCGTGACCGCGATCAGGCGATGTCTGGAATGGTGGCGGCTGAAGTTAGAGAGAACGAGCTGATCGATAAAATGAGGGTGGGGCTGTGAGCCTTAAGTCACGCAAGGGCGACACCAGGCCAACGATCCGACGAATGAGGGCGCTGGCGATGCGCGTTAGGGAAAATCTGTTCCTGCCAAGCACGCAGAAGTTGGCGGCTGAGTTTGAGTGTTCGTACAAAACGATCGCCAGAGACATCGATCTACTGAGGGACTTTATGGGGTACCAGTTGGAATGGAACTCACATGCGTTCCAGTACCGGCTGGCGGCCCCGCTACCGAAGGCGGTGTTATGAATCAAACACACAAAACAATCATTATGCTTGTTCATTTTTTTGGGCTTATTGCCATGATTGCTGGAATTATTGGCACTGCCCGAAAATGGTTTAGAGAGGGGATTGATCTTGAGTTTTTGATTTGGGCCACGTTTTTATACTGCATTTGCGAGGTCTTCTCAATTTTTCGCGGGGAGAGCAAATGACCCTCGCCCAACTGATTGAGCTATTCGACGCACGGATCGTCGCAACTTACACGCCAGCGCAATACGCCAGGGAGTGTGCAAGAGCCAAGGCGGATCGGGTGCGCTGGGGGATTGGGCAGTGGTAACCGCATGTCCGTAAAACGAAACGACTGGGCATTGAAGGTGCTGGATCGGGGGCTGGAATACCTTGCCGAGAATAACATGCGCCTAGCGCGGCAGCAGTTCAGCGTCGTGCGATTAATTCTAAAGGAGTTAGGCGAGCGGGCGAAGTTTTACCGCAAACGCGATATGGAGGCTAAGAACAAATGAATTTACCACCAAAGACACAAGCTTTGATTTTGAATGGAGCGAGTAAAGGGGAGCGGAACACGACGCTATTCAATCTTTGCTGCCAATGGCGTGACGCTGGGATGACGCAGGATCGCGCATACGACGAGGCGGAGGATTGGGCATTACGCAACGGGCTCGGCCATAAGGAAGCGGAAGGCTGTATCCGCTCGACGTACACGAAGCCAGCCCGTCAGAAGTGGGAGCCCAAGGCTAGGTACGGTCTTAGTGGCTACAATGGTCTGACGATTGTTAAAAATGACATGCCTGTGCCGGCGATGCCGATTAGCGTAGAGACTGGGCCGATAGATAAATTTCTGACTACTTGTTTTGACGTAGGCGATCAGATCAATATCTGCCGATCGATTAAGGACGGAGATCGTGAGCGGCCGCAAGGTTACGGAGAGATTAAAACCCGTGAGCAATGGCTGGAATTGTTTAAGGCAGATGGATTGAAAGATTGGCAGGGCAAGGCAGTAGGTGTCTATGTGTCGATTAACGCTAACAACGGACAAGGCAAAAAGAGCGAGGATGTTGTTAAGTGGAGGCATTGCCTAATTGAATTTGACGAAAGCACGCTCCAAGAGCAGTGGGCGATTATTAAGCGCAGCGGCTTGCCAACATCAGCAATTATTAAAAGCGGAGCACGAAGTCTGCATGCCTGGGTAAAGGTTGATGCATCAAGTGCCAAGGAGTTTGAAGAACGTGTTGATTTTATTTACAAGCATTTAGAGCACTCCAAGCCCGACCCAGCAAACAAGGACGCTGGAAGATATTCAAGACTGCCAGGAGCTATGAGGACTGCTACCGGCCAACAGCAAGAACTGGTCGAGTGTGGCGCACCTACTTTGACTTATATGGAATGGGTAGAGATGACCATTTATGGGGACATCCCCGAGCCATATAGCTGGGACAATTTGCTTAATTTTAAGGAAACTGAGGATCCTACTCAACTACTTGGTAAGCGGTGGATTTGCCGTGGAGGATCGGCCTTATGGGTAGGGAGCAGTGGGCTTGGTAAGTCTGTGCTTTGTCTTCAGGCCGCGATCACCTGGGCAACGGCAGAAGCCTTTTTTGGGATTAACCCGCATGGGAACGGATTGAGGTCGCTTATCATCCAAGCCGAAAACGACGAGGGGGATGTGGCTGAATCGGTTCAAGGAGTGTTTAGGGCGATGAACCTTACCGAAAAACAAAAGGATATCGTTAAGGCGAATGTGATTATCGTCCGTGATTGTACTTCGACCGGCGAGAAGTTTGTCGATCGTGTCCGTAGATTGGTTGAAAAACATAAACCCGACTTGGTATGGGTAGATCCGCTCCTGGCGTTTATCGGAGGAGACCTTTCAAGCCAAGAGACTGCCAGCGAGTTCCTTCGCAAGATGCTCAACCCGCTGTCCTTATCCGCTGGATTCGCCTGGATGCTTATCCATCACACTCCAAAGCCGGTTAAAGAAGGCAACGGGTATCAGGGCGCAGATAAAGCTTACAGCGGATTTGGTTCAAGTGAGCTTACCAACTGGGCGAGGAGCGTCCTAACCCTTGCGCCTTGTGGCGAGGATGCCGATGGAAAGCGTATCTACAGGCTTGAGGTGACTAAGCGCGGGAAGCGGTCAAACCTTAATTACAACGGCATAATCCCGCAAAATGCGGTACAGCCGCATGTTAATTTAAGCCATAGCGATGTTGGGTTGGCGTGGATTCAAGCCGGTGAGGTGGTTAAAAAGAAGCCAGGGCCGGAAGCTCAAAGCGTAGATTTCTCAAAGTATAAGGATTATCCGTGCGCCCGCATGGCGCTCCAATCTTGGGTTATGAAGCAATCTGAGGGCATTTCTGAGTCAACTGCCTACCGCATCGTAAATAAGGCAATCGAGATTAATACCATTAAGAAGCAAGCAAATGGAACTTACGTTTTGGAGGCTCAAATCAATGAACCTTTTTAACCTTCAAGATAACCTGAAGGTACCTTCAAGATGGGTTGACGGTACCACATTCAAGATCCCCCCTTTAAGGGGGATCTTGAAGGTGAAGGCTGAAGCAATGAAACAACTTGAAGGTAGGTGCCCATGATCGACCAACAAGCACTAGAAAGGATGCCTTGCGGGACACCCCATGTTTCCACACAGATGGACAGCTTGCAGGACTTGGTATTGGAGGCGTGCGTCCATCTTCAAGCCACCGCCACCAGCTCAACGGTGGCCTTAATGGTTGGCGTCTTTCATTACCTTATCACTAAAGCGCCAGAGCATCCCGCGGTTCAGAATATGACCGACACCAGGGATCAGGCGGTGTTGGCGATTGTGCTGAATCGTGAGACCAGATCGATGACGGCCGTGGCCAAGGAACACATCAACCCAGCCACCAACAAGCCATTCACTCGGGCGGCAATATCTAAGCAGGTAAACGAACTATACGATCGGCTCGGCGTAAGGAGCAGGTCACAGAAGAGCGATAAGGCCAGAGAGTCATATCGCAAACGCGCTTACGAGATTCATGCCAAGCGGCGGCGTGAAGCACCCAAGTACAACATGGCCGCAATTCAAAAAGGAATAAACAAATGCAAACGCTCAAACAACTAATACCGAAACTAAACACCACCCGCGACAAAGCGCTTGAGCTGGTAGGCCAGACGCTTGGGCTGGCGGCCGACGCCGGCGATCTTATAAGCCGAGCCAAGGCAGAAGGCCAAGACATTGACGATGTGTGTAAAAGCGCAGGGATCACCGAGCATACTGCTAATGGGTATGTACGTGTGGCAACGCACCGCCTCAAGCTTAAGGACTCAGACCCTAGCAACGTGAGGCAGCAGTTCCTGTGGGCCGGTCTGTTGCCCGAGTCGATCAGCACCAGCACACCAGGCGAACCTCGACCCTTCATGGACCCGATCGTTCGTGCCGCTCAATGGCTGGCGAACCGAGGCGAGAAGTTCATTAAGACTGATTCAGAATTAAAAAATAAATTCCTAAAAGAGGCCGAGCCAATCGTTAAGCTATTTAACGACTGCATCGACTCAAAAAAATAAAAAATGAAAAACGAAAATTTGAAAAATCAAAAAAAAATTTTCAAAAAAAAATTGAAAAAAATTTTAAAACTTTTGGGCAAGGAATCTTTTTTTCACTCAAAAATCAATCAGGTTCCGTGAGG